CACAGGCGTAAGTGATATGGCTATATATAATTTCTTAGATATGCCCCCACAAAACGGTGAAAATCAAAGCTTTGTTACTTGGGAAGGGGGATTCACCGAGGAAGAGTTGGATAGGATCGAGGCTTATTGCGACAAGCTAGCTACGACTACTGCCACGCTAGCCTTCAACGAGAATACGGAAGGCGTCCGGGAATCCAAAGTCGGCTGGATAACTCTAGATGCTGAGACCGAATGGTTCTACGACCGTATGGCATATATAGCTAGGCAGTTAAACGCGCAGTTCTACCGGTTCGATCTTACCGGGTTTGTAGAGGACATGCAGTTTACGGTTTACGAGAGTGACCACAAAAGTTTTTACGAGTGGCACGTTGACGCGGGCGACGACACTAACACGCCCAGAAAGCTAAGTATGGTGCTGCCACTAACCGACCCAAAAAAGTATAAAGGTGGTAAGTTACAGGTAAAGACAACTAAAGACGACACTGAACCCGACGCTACTAGGGGCACGGTAATCGCCTTCCCGTCTTATAGACTACATAGAGTCACGCCAGTAACGCATGGCTTACGCAAGAGTATTGTGGTATGGGTAGGGGGGCCGCCGTTCAAATAATATAACGGTATAACTTAGGAGAACTTCCTTGTTCGGTATTTCACCGTTTTCTACTGCCCCGTTCTCAGCGCTTGGTTCGCAGAGTGCGGAGGTTTTGGTCACCGGTGTATCCGCCAGTGCAGGACTTTCTTCGGTTACCGTAGACACTGCAAAACGTGTATTCCCTACGGGGGTAGAAGCTACCGGCGCAGTAGGCACAGTCAGTGTAACCGCTGAAGCATCTGCCTCACTCACGGGGGTTTCTGCAAGCGGCGAGCTTGGTACGCTAACTATAGAGCTTTTAACGCCGGTTACTGTTACGGGCGTGCAGGCAAGTGGGGAGACAGGAAATGTCACCGCTGCCGCAGAAGCGACCGCCTCACCTACCGGGCTAGAAGCAACTGGCGGAGTTGGTAGTGTTACCTTCTCGGTAGACGGCAGTGTAACCCTTACTGGGGTCAGCGCTTCGGGTGCCGTCGGCACTACCGCTGTTAATATCGATGTAGATGTAACGCTTAGCGGGGTCGAAGCGACCGCTATAGTAGATGGCGCAATCCCGCCGGTAGATATTACCGGAGACGCCAATGTCACGCTTACCGGTGTTAGCGCATCGGGCGAGGTAGGCACAGTAGATTCCGGTATCTTCGTTGAATTTACGCTTACGGGAGTTACGGGCACTGGGGAGCTTGGTACAACGACACAGGCGGCAGACGCGTCTGTAACGGTATCGGGTGTAGAAGCCACTACAGTAGTTGGGTCTCCTTCTTTCTCCATAGGCGGCAGCGCAACGCTAACCGGCGTATCTGGTACCGGCGAAGTCGGCGATGTCACTGCTTCTATACCAGTATTTATACTTGTAACGTCGGTATCGGCGACCGGGGCAATAGGTACGGTAAGTACTGCGGGTAATTCACAAGTTACTATAACTGGTGTACAAGGGGTCGGGCTAATTACTAGGCCGCTTGTTTGGGGCGAGATAAACGACAACCAAACCCCGAACTGGCAGGCTGTAAACGATGGGAATACGGTCGTTTGGGAAGAAATACCTACATAGGAAACAGATATGGCGAGCACCTACAGCACTAATCTTAAAATCCAGTTGATGGGGACCGGTGAGAACTCCGGCGCTTGGGGTAGTGTAACCAACACCAACCTCGGCACCACGCTGGAAGAAGCTATTGTCGGTTCGTCGGACGTTTCGTTCTCTAGCGGAGACGTTACTCTTACGCTTACGGACGCTAACACTACGCAGGCTGCTCGCCACATGCGTCTTAACTTGACCGGCACTACGGGCGGCGCACGTAACCTAATCGTGCCCGCAATCGAGAAAGTGTACATAGTCAGCAACGGGTGCGCAGACGCGGTTACGGTAAAGAACTCGACGGGCACGGGCATTGCGGTGCCTGCCGGTAAAACCATGTGGGTGTTTAATAACGCCACCAACGTCGTAGATGTAGTAACTCACCTCACTTCGCTCACTCTTGGCACCGCCCTTCCTGTAGCCTCTGGCGGCACTGGCGACACAACTGCCTCTGGTGCACGGACCAATCTGGGTCTCGGTTCTATCGCCACACAAAACTCTACTTCGGTATCTATTACTGGCGGCTCAATCACCGGGATTACCGACCTCGCTATTGCAGATGGCGGCACGGGTGCGGGGACAGCTTCAGCCGCACGTACTAATCTTGGGGTGGCTATTGGTTCAGATGTCCAAGCTTACGACGCAACCCTGACGGCACTCGCCGCGTACAATACCAACGGGCTGCTAACTCAGACTGCAACGGATACATTTGCAGGGCGCACGCTAACCGCAGGTAGCGCTAAGATCAGCATCTCCAATGGCAATGGCGTATCGGGTAACCCTACTGTTGACCTCGGTTCAGTTGCTTCTACGGACCTTACCGACAGCGCGTCGATTGTAACTCTTACGGGTACGCAAACACTCACTAACAAAACTATTAGTGGGTCGAACAATACCATTACTAACGTATCCCTAACTACCGGAATTACAGGTACGCTAGCAATTGCTAACGGCGGTACTGGTTCTACGACCGCTTCGGGCGCACGCTCTGCTCTAGGTCTCGGCACGTTGGCGACCCTCAACACTATTAATAACGACAACTGGTCGGGTACGGACCTCTCGGTTGCTAACGGCGGTACAGGGCAATCCTCCTTCACCGATGGCCAGCTGCTTATCGGCAATACCACTGGCAATACGCTAACTAAAGCGACGCTTACTGCGGGTGCAGGTATCACTATCACCAACGGCAACGGATCGATTACCATTGCGGCCCCAACTGCCGGGGGTGGTACAGTTACCAGCGTAGGGACATCAGGCTCAGTAAACGGGCTGACGCTGACTGGTGGACCCATAACCGGCTCGGGGACTGTAACACTAGGCGGTACACTTGCTATTAGCAACGCAGACTGGAGTGGGACTGACCTAACCATTGCTAACGGCGGCACCGGAGCAAGTGACGCAGCAGGTGCGCGGACCAACCTTGGCCTAGGCACTCTCGCCACTGCAAATACCATAAACAACTCCAATTGGTCAGGTACTGATCTGGCTGTTACCAATGGCGGCACGGGCGCAAGCGATGCGACTACTGCTCGGACCAATCTTGGCCTTGGCACTATTGCTACTCAGTCAGCGGCCAGCGTATCTATTACGGGCGGCTCAATTACAGGGATTACTGATCTCGCGATTGCTGATGGGGGTACAGGCGCTTCTACAGCCGCTGACGCTAGGACTAATCTTGGTCTTGGCACTATTGCTACTCAGTCAGCAGCTAGCGTGTCTATTACTGGCGGTTCTGTAACAGGCATCACCGATCTCGCGGTCGCCGATGGGGGCACGGGCGCTTCTACAGCCTCTGACGCTAGGACTAACCTAGGTATCGGCTCCATGGCTACCCGCGATGTGACGATCTCAACTAGTGCTCCGTCGGGCGGTTCTGACGGCGATGTTTGGTTCCAGTATACAGCATGACGATTTACTCTAAAGTATCCGGTACTTGGGAAACTATTGACGACCCGCAGGTCAACGTCGGCGGCGTGTGGAAAGACGTGCAAGCTGCATTTGTTAAAGTCTCAGGTGTATGGGAAGAAATATACAATCGCGTGGTTGTGGCTATCACTAACCAGAGCATCTTCTTTAACGCCGTTTCTCCGCAAGATGCCTACGCCCGCTACCAACTGGATAGCGACGGCAAAGTGTACAAATACACCGGAACCACTGCCGGAACCCCGACTACGTATATCGAGGACTGGGTAGACCCCAACAGCGAAGCCAGCAATTATGAGTGCTTTGCCACCGTCAGCGGCTCGGCGCTTGAGACCGGAACGACTGGGTCTTGGCTCGCCCTTACGAGTGACCGCATGTGGGGTATCGCCGAGACCGGGGCAGGTACAAAGTTTACTACCCTAACGGTAACCATACGCGAGGTAGGTACGACTACTAACCTAACGTCCGCGACCATTTCATTGAATGTGAGCACTGCGTAATGCCTTTTATTAAACTCCAAGCCAGACCCGGCATTAATCGCGACCAGACTAATTATTCTGGCGAAGGCGGCTGGTGGGAGTCGGAAAAGATACGGTTTAAAAACGGGCTGCCACAGAAGATTGGCGGCTGGGAGAAGTACACTCCTAATACTGTCGTAGGCTACGCCCGGCAGATGTTTAACTGGATTACTACGTTTAGTAATAACTACCTTGCAGTTGGCACCAACGCGCAAGCGTACATCGAAGATGGCGGGTATTTCAACGACATTACCCCGCTGCGTACCACCACCCCCACCCTGTCTTCGCCAGATACCGATAACTGCATTACAACTTTTATAGGGTCAGGCACGATCCGAATCGACTTAGGTGCCTCGCACAATGCCGGTGTCGGCAACTCTATAACTATTTCTGGGGTGACGGGCACCGTAGGTGGTATCGCGGATAGCGTAATAAACGCTAAGCACACAATTACATCGGTTGAGAGCGCGACCGCGTTTTTTATCCAAACTAGCGCCACTGCTACTTCCACTGTAGCTGGTGGGGGCGGCACCGCTATCGACATAGATTTTGGTTTGCTTCCGGGCAACGAGATAAACACACTTGGTCTGGGCTGGGGCGCAGGTTCTTGGGGCCGCGACGAATGGGGTCTGGGTACCACTACCGGTGGTATAGTCGAGTACCAGCAAGATTGGTGGTTTGATAACTTCGATAACGACCTTGTGATGAACGTGCGTAACGGAGAAGGGTATATCTGGGAGCGCGGCGCAAATGCTGACCCTGCGCCTTCTCTTGCCACACGCGCCATCCGGCTAGTCGATTACGCTACTAATGAGGGATATACTGCTAGTTCTGTCCCCGTAGAGATTATGCAGATTTTGGTATCGCAGCAGGATAAGCACCTGATTGCTTTTGGCGCGGTACCTTTTGGCTCTACTAGCGCTGCCGACTTTGATCCGCTGCTTATTCGTTGGGCTGACCAAGATACCCCCGGCGACTGGACTCCGTCCTCTACCAATACTGCGGGTGACTTGCGCCTTTCCCGTGGATCGCGAATAGTTCGGGCACTGCCAACTCGGCAGGAAATCTTGATCTGGACTGATACGCATCTCTACACGATGCAGTTTTTGGGCACGTTGGACGTATTTGGTATTCAGGAATACGGCGATAATATTTCGGTCATCTCGCCAAGGAGCATGACCACCGCGTCTAACATTACTTTCTGGATGGGTAAGGACAAGTTCTATGCCTACACAGGGCGTATCGAGACCCTACCCTGCACGCTAACAAGCCACGTGTTTGACAACTTTAACTTCACGCAGGCTGACCAAGTGGTCTGCGGTAACAACGAGGAATGGGACGAGATTTGGTGGTTCTATCCGACTGAAGATTCCGACTACAATAATGCCTACGTGGTTTATAACTACGTGCAACAGATATGGTACTACGGCACCCTACCGCGCACTGCATGGCTCGACAGCCCGCTGCGCCCGTACCCACAAGCAATGAATACCGTAGGCGGCACGACAACCGGAAACCTATATAACCACGAGTATGGTATGGATGACGACGGCTCCGCTATGGTCTCTTATATCCGCTCAAACGACTTTGACATGGGCGACGGCGACCAGTTCATGCTTAGTAAGCGGGTTGTCCCTGACATAAGTTTTGGTGTATCAACCGCTGAGCAGCCCGAAGTTACTCTAGAGCTAAGGCACCGCAATTTCCCCGGTAGCCCGCTAGATACTGAAGAGGAAGACAACGCCCGGGTAATTCGCACCGCTGTGGGGCAGTATACGGACCAGATATTTGTCCGCGCTCGCGCAAGACAGATGGCGTTAAAGGTAGTGTCTGAAGGTCTAGGCGTTGACTGGCGACTGGGCGTACCTCGTCTTGATGCTAGGCCGGACGGGCGACGCTAATGGCTATGAAGTTCTTCCGTGCCGCTAACCTACCGGCACCTATGGCTAACTATAGTCAAGAGCAGTTTCGGCAGCTAGTGCGGTCGTTGGAACTATACTTCTCGCAGATGGACTCACAAACGCCAATAACGGCAGAATACTTCCAAGGGCACGGCGA